CGGCCACTCGCTCCCAAAGCGAGTGCTCTACCAAACTGAGCTACACCCCGTAAATAATGCGTCAGTGATATCCTGCAGAATAACACTGACGGGCTCAAGGGAGTTCCCATCCCTCTCCCACGCGGGTTGGATTCCGATTCTATTTACTCTCGGAGACGTGAGCCAGGATGCATTCCAGTCCCTTATGTGTTTATTATAACCCTACTTGTGCCCTCTGTCAAATGGTTCCCAGTGCTCCCATCCATATTTGTGAACCAAATGCATTCCAATGATAGGGACGAACACCAGTGCCATGCACATGGGCGCTAGTGTATATGGATTGTTGAGAACGTAAGCAGCAAAGTGTGCAAATTTATGAATCATTATTCTCCAGTTCTCGTAGGTATTCTATCCACCAATCGGGATTCTTCTTCATCCTCCACAGAGGAACAGGTTGACCCTTGTCAGAGTAATACTCCTCAAGGGCTTTATCGATAATCTGTGCGATCTCCATAGTCCTCTTCCTCTTCGTCAACGTCTGCATATGCGTCTGCCACATAAGGTCCGTGTGGTTTTTTGGATTCTGCTTTGACATATCTTCGTTCATCGTTTGCTGAGAATAACAACAAACTGAGTTTCATCACTATCCATATGATTACTATCGGTGATAGACAAGCAATTAAGACAAGTGATTTCATTCTTCATCATCCTGATCGTAAGTTAATCTACAATCCCAACAATGGTCCTCCTCCCATTCTGGTTCATATAGGGGACATGGTTCTTCAAAGAGGTGACCCATTCTAAGTTGATTAATACGCTCTCGGAGTTGTTTGTAAAACTCTCTCTTTTCGTCGTTTGTCATCTAACCTTTTCTTGAAAGTACTCTGGTAATGGACATCCTTTAAAATCATTAATTTCATCGACTGCCAAAACAAACATAGTACAAAACCCTACACAAAAAGCAAAAAGCATTTGAGGAAAGTTATAGTTCCCCATGTGTGCTGTAGGGTCAGGTTCATCATCATGAGGATGAATCATCTTTGAGATCTCTAAGGACCTTTTCAACTTGTCTTCTGATTCGGTCTCTTGCTTCTGGGTTTTCTGTTTCTTTTCTGGAGTATCCATGTTTCTGATGGAAGATAAAATGACCTTGACATATCATAGTCATTCCAAATAAAAATGCAGTAACAACCCCTACCCACTCTATAACTTTATCTGTAACCATGGTAGAAGTGGTGGTATCACTCCAATAAGTCTAAGAAGACCTTCAGAGAAAAGTCCTAAAATAAAAAACCCAACAAACATACTGATGATGCCAGCATTACGATTGTGTCTTCGTATAGCATTATCTATCATCTCTTGACACTCCTCTTGAGTGACATAATGTGATGGTTTAATCTGATCCATACGATGACTCATCTTCCAGTTTCATCAAGGTTTTCATTCTATCTTCCCAAGTATCTCCCCCTTCCTTACCTTTCATTGGGTTGATACATTGGTGGTTTCCTAACTTATTACATACTAATCCAGCGAGATCCAGTTCGCTACCTCTAGCAGCAGTGCCAGCCCAACGGTGTTCGCCGTTAATCCAGGTTGCACCACACTTAGGACATTCTGCCCTGCTTATAGACAGGTCAGACAGTTCCTTGGAATTAGACATTTAGAGTATAGTAGTGTACATAATTATATACTACTCACGAAACTGCGAATGTCAGCAAATGTGTCGAAATACTAACGGAAAGGGTGGGATTTGAACCCACGGATGCTTGCACATCGCTGGTTTTCAAGACCAGTGCCATAAACCACTCGACCACCTTTCCAACAAATTATCGGACTTCAAAGTCCAGTCGCTTCACTTTACGTCTACGACGTTCTTCTTGATACAAGAGTTCTTCTCTAGAGAAATGACTATTAATCTTTCTCTCTACATCATTAGTTACCATAACGACTTTTTCTAAATCATTAGCAGTAACTTTGTTGCCATGTAAACCCATTCTGTTTGGGCACTTACAAAACTGTGCTTTATTATTAGATGTGAGTTCTGTTCCACATTCTTTGCATCTTACTGTAATCATGGGTCATGGTCCTCCTTGGTGGGAATGCTTGATGACGGGATCGAACCGCCGACCGCCTCCGTGTAAAGGAGATGCTCTACCTCTGAGCTAATCAAGCGTGTTCCTTCTTAAGTTTGAAATACAGTCTATAATACTTATCACACATTTTTCTGAGGACATCTCTGTCTTCATCAAAACCAAGTTTCTTGGTGTGCTGATAAGAACCTTCTAACTCTGAGATGAGTAGAAGTATATCTACTGGCTTCATGTTCCTAAAGAAGGAAAGCGAATGACGGGGATCGAACCCGTGACAAGAGCTTGGAAGGCTCGCATGTTACCGCTACACCACATTCGCAAGTAAGAGTATTATACAATACTCAACCTTTGTTGTCAAGTTTGTATTTCTCTAAAAGTTTTGGAGAATACTGTTGGATGTTTGCTTGCTCTTTTTCATTTCTTTTAAGTTCTTCAAGGTCATGAACTCTGTTGCGAAGTTCAGTTGAAGAGTATTGATGCCTTCTTAAATGGAAGAATAACTCAATACCATTATCAATACAATACTGCTTACCAGTAAAGTCCTTGTCTTTGTACTCTTCACTCAAAAACCTAACGTGAATGGTTTGAGTCTTAATAAGATTTAGCAGGTCTGCTTCAGTCTCATATACAAGAATCTCATCCACATACTTACAACCTTGAAGTTGAACAAACCTCTCATAGACAGACTGAGTGGGTTTATTCTTCACACCAGGTCTATCAATAGTTGGGTCAACCTGAAGGGCAACTTTCAAATAGTCACAATGTTCTTTTTCCATCTTAAGCATGGTGACATGCCCAGCATGAAATAAATCAAATGAACTACAGTTAAATCCTATTTTCATATTATACCATTAGGTAACAGGTCATCCAGGACTCGAACCTGGGACATCCGCTTAGAAGGCGGAGGTTATATCCACTTAACTAATGACCCAAAGAGGCATCAGCCTCGTTCAAGATAGTCTTGATATTCTTCTTCGGTTATTTCTTCCAAAGAAACAATTTCCAAGTCATCTGTATCTGGATTGATCCATTCGTAGAACTCCTCCATAATAGCGAGTTGGTCTTCTACGCGAGTTCGTTTTGATTCAATAGTGTCTATTGACCATTCACGAATGTGGGCAACTAGATCTTCAGTCTCCATCTTCATAGTAATCTTTTCGGAAGTATCTGCTGAGGATGTTACTATTGTAGTATCGGGGCACTCCCTTGTCAAGCGATTCGGTGAGGACATTGTTTGTGAAGAGTTGTCTTGTCTCTTCGTAGTTTGTTTTGCCAGGTGTTTTATGTAGTGACAGGATAGTTCGACTAAAATTTTGTCGCCCCAGTTGCTCAATGTCTTCTTTAAGTTCTGGACAAGACCCATAATACTTTTTCCAATCAGATTCTTTTTTTACTCGGCGTTTTTTACCTGGTGGTTTTCTGAAGGACCAGAAGTATTTCCTACCAATGTACTTGCGACCGTTTGTGAGATTTGTAATGAGATAGACAAAACCGAAGTTATCGTCAATATTCTCAGATAAAAAAGGTGTTCCCTCAAAATACCAGGGGTTTTCATAATCGATACTCATCAATAGCGTCTAGCACCATATTGACGTATTTATGTGCTAGACCTCTGGCTTCCTCACCGTACTTATGTTCTTCCCAATACAGTTCGTTTTTGATTCTTTCTACTTTAGTTTTAATTTCTGCAGCAGTAATTTGATTACGTGGCATATAGGGGGATGTTACTCCCCCTATCTATAGCAAATATCAGAGTTGGAAACCACTGAATGTGTCCTTTTTCACATCTTGCTTAATACCACCAACAACATAAGACTCTACTTCAGTCTCCTGTGGCGCAACCTGGAGACCCTTAGAAGAGATCCAGTGCTGCGTCCAAGGCAGTGGGTTGTTCTTGGCAGCAATATCATATTGTGGTTTCAAACCGATTGCCTTCAGACGACGGTTAGCAATCCACTCAACATACTGCTGAAGAAGTTTATCATTCAGACCAATCATGCTGCCATCCTTAAAGAGATAGTCTGCCCATCTCTTCTCTTCATTGACAGCATTATCAAATGCCTTGTAGGTCCACTCCTCTTCTTCCTTCATGATCTGCTTCATCTCAGGATCATCACCAGCTGCCCACTTGTTCAGAATGTTCTGAGTGATTGCTAGGTGTTGGTTTTCGTCTCTTGCGATAAGAGAGATGATCTTAGCGGATCCTTCCATAAGCTTAAGTTCACCAAAGGCGAAACTACAAGCAAAACTAACGTAGAACCGAATACCCTCAAGAATGTTAACGTTTGCGACTGCTCTGTAGAGTCTACGCTTGACATCTTTGATCTCCCATTGTGCGGTAGGTGAATCTCTGAAATCCGACTGCCACATCTTTCCGTTGCCCCAAGTTTGAGCACCGTTGATAAAGTCATCATATGCCTCTGTAACGCTGCTAGCACGTTCCAGAATACGTTTGTCTGTAACGATCTTATCAAACACCTCAGAGGGGTCTGAATAGACGTTCTTGATGATGTAAGTGTATGAGCGACTATGGATCATCTCCATGAAACCCCATACTTCCATACATGCTTCCAGTTCAGGAAGAGAGCAGTATGGAATGAATGCCATACCAGGACCACGACCCTGGATGGAATCAAGCATGATCTGATACTTCAGGTTAGAAGTGTAGATATGCTTTTGTTCTGGACGCAATGTTTGATAGTCACCGCGATCTTTTTGAAGGGAGACCTCCTCAGGTCTCCAAAAATATCCTAACTGTTGTGTAGTAAGTTTATCGAATACAGGATACTTATAAGAGTCGTATCTCTGAATTCCAAGTGGTTTACCAAAAAACATTGGTTGTTTCTTAGTATTAACTTGTTCGGTATTGAATACCGTCATTCCCTCTACCGCAGTAGCGGGTTTATCTGTAGAAGAAACTTTAAACTGCACAGGATTCACACTCTCCCTCCTCGGCTTTACTTAACTCATTTAAAATATTATGTAACTCGGACTTGTCTTCTTCCACTTCATCCGTCTTAATATCGTATGTATTTTGATAGTAAGAAGTTTTCCATCCGTACTTATATGTAGTCAGAAGGTCATTTGCCATCACAGAAACTGGCACTTCATTGTCTGGATAGTTCTCAGGGTTGTAAGACCAGTTACCAGATATAGCTTGATCAAAGAATTTTTGCATGACAGACACTACATTTATGTAACCCTTATTGTCAGGCATCTCCCACAGAAGTGTGTAGTTATTTTTCAGCGTCGAATACTGCGGAACAATCTGCTTAAGGGGTCCTTTCTTACTTTTCTTAATGGACAGATACCCTCTAGGTGGTTCGATTCCATTTGTTGCGTTTGACACAACGGAACTGCTCTCTGATGGCATCTGAGCAGACAGTGTTGAGTGCCGTAGTCCGTATTCGGAGATAGATACTCTAAGAGCTTCCCAATCATGTGCCAACTCCTGTGAACTAATTTCGTCTACATCTTTTTTGTATGTGTCGATAGGAAGAATACCATCAGCATACTTGGTGCGTCCAAAGTACTCACAATGACCTTTCTCCTTGGCAACTTGGTTAGACGCCTTCAGAAGGTAATACTGGAAGGACTCAGCAAGTCCATGGACAGCATCCCATGCACCCTGATCCCCATAGTGGTAACCCAGTTTTGCCAAATAGTGTGCAAGACCAATAAACCCAATACCAAGCGAACGACGTGCCTTGGTGGCGATCTCCGCTGCCTTTACGGGGTATTTCTGATAGTCAATCAACTCCTCCAGTCCACGTACTGAAAGTTCACAAAGTTCTTCCAGTTCTTTATCAGAATGAATTTTTCCTACGTTGATAGCAGAAAGAATACACAAAGCAATCTCACCAAACTCATCATCAATGTGCTGAATAGGATAAGTGGGAAGAGTGATCTCCTGACACAGGTTGCTCATCTCAACCTTGTCTTTGAAGGAAGAGTGAGAGTTGCAGTGGTCAATGTTCATCAGATAAACACGACCAGTCTCAGCACGTTCCTTCAAAAGGTCTAGGATAAGTTTCTGTGCCCCGACAGTCTTTCTTGGAACAGACTCATCTGATTCATAACCCACATAGAGATCGTCAAATGAATCAGTACCAAAAGCATCATACAGACCTGGTACGTCATGCGGTGAGAATAGGCTAATCTCTCCATCCTGGATGAAACGTTCATAGAAAATCTTTGAAAGTTGGATGGAGTAGTCAAGTTTCCTTACCCTATTATCTTCTGTACCTTTGTTATTCTTCAGGACAATGATGTCTTCGATTTCTTGGTGCCAGATAGGAAAGTGGACAGTCGCTGACCCACCTCGGATGCCGTTTTGTGTGCAGCATCGGACAGTTGACTCAAACTTTTTGAGGAAGGGGACCACACCTGTGTGTTGAACCTCTCCGCCTCTGATTTTAGCGTTGATGCCCCTGATGCGACCTGCGTTGATACCGATG